CGTGATGTTGATCGTCAAGCAAAAAAATTAGTAGAACAATGGGAAGAAGATGACAGAAGAGAACCGATTATCGTGGAGAAAGGAGTATTTGGAGATGAAGGCTGGTCTATCGAAATTTCAAATCCAGTTGTTGACCGAGGGTCCTCATCAATTAGCACAAGCATGGTTACTCCAAGCGATGCACAACGACTACAAGAAGATGAAGGGGATAAAGGAACCTCCTAGTCAAGAGACAGGACATCAAACAACATTTAAGGAGTGGAATGATAGACATAATCAATGAAGGTATTGTTTTTAAGGTAAGTGACGATCATAAAGTACAAACAGAATTATTTGATGACATAGGTGTACTGGTTGTAGATAATTTTTATAAGAATCCAGATCTAATTCGTAAACTTATAGATGATATACCTGCTACAACCCATACTAACAGAGGTGGATATCCTGCAGCAGCAATAAATGTATCATATAATATGCAACCTGTTGTAGAAACATACAGACATTACATACAAACTTACTTTCCTAACTGTTTGTCTGATGATTATATTACATCTATCATGAGTCAGGCCAGTTTTATGGTCAATGTAATGCAGAGTGATGGCAATGAATATCTACCACCACATACTGACTGTCCATCAACCACAAACTTAGCAAGTGGTATATTTTTAAACACTCCAGAGAATTGCTCAGGTGGTACATCGTTTTTTAAGGACGATAAGTATCTAGGATATGTCAAAATGAAATACAATCGTATGATTTTATATCATCAGAATGTACAACACACTGCATTTATGGATTATAACTCATTTGTTGGTGCTAATTATAGAATCAATCAGATGTTTTTTATCTAAATACTATAGTAGATATTGTCGATGTTATGAAGTTTGATACCTTTACATCAACCATAAACGAAAAGAAAGGACTCTGGGATAACATGCATGCTAGACGCAAGGCAGGTAAACCAAAGAGAAAACCTGGTGATAAGAACTATCCTAAGACATTAAATGTCGAGCAGACCTGTGGTAAGGGAGAGTATTTTTGTAACGATGATCAGAAATGTAAACCAATACCAGAAGGACATAAAGTAAAAGCAGATGGTGAGTTGGTATCAGAGAGTGCAGCATGGACAAGAAAGGAAGGAAAGAATAAATCAGGTGGATTAAATGAGAAAGGTCGTAAGTCATATGAGAGAGCAAATCCTGGCAGCGATCTAAAAGCACCTAGTAAAAAGAAAGGTAACAAGAGAAGATCATCATTCTGTGCAAGAATGAAAGGTATGAAAAAGAAACTTACCTCAGCTAAGACTGCAAGAGATCCTGACTCAAGAATTAATAAGTCTCTTAGAGCATGGAACTGTGAGTATGAGTGGGAACTAGATCTACTAGAAGATGCAAAGATGGGTAGACAGTCTGATGATAAACTTGCTGCAGCACACAAGAGATTTAGTGGTATGGATCAGTCATCTCCTGCTAACAAATTTATGTTAAAAAGAATAGAGAAAGAACAAAGTAGAAGAAAGAAATTAAGTGAGCATCATCAGAAAGATGAGAATGGTAAAGTCATAGAGCATGATGAAGTAGAGGAGACACCAGATCAGCAGATCATTAATCCTGCACAACCTTGGGATCAGTTAGATGAAGTAGTGCATCAGTCTCAAAGACCATCTAATTTGAAAAAGAAAGCAAAGTTAGCAGCAGCTCTTAATAGATTACAGGATCTTAAAGTTGCATCTAAGATGAAGGAAGAGTATGTCAAGATGACTAAGAAAGCATATAACAAAATTCATAAAGATTTTAAGAGTGATGACCCTAAGAATCCTAGAACTACAAGGTATGTTAAAGGTAAAGGTACAGTCTCATCTCCTGTCAAGTTTGTTGACGAAGCAAAGGTTGATAAGTTAGTACCAGATCATAAGAGATCAGGTAAGAGACTAGAACGCTATGGTAATCCTCACGGATCTCTTGCACTTGGTGGTGGTATTCAAAGAGATAGAAGAGCAGATCACGCAGAGAGAAGAGGTAAGAAAACTAAGGGTGTAAAAGAGGGTATGTATGATGTAGATCCTAAGACAGGAGAGTCACCTGTAGCAAAGTCAGTTAGAAAAGGAAATAAATTAGACGGTGATAAGAGACTCAAGCATTTTTCTAAACTTGCTAAGAAAATGATAGGTGAAAAAATTAAGTATGATAAGTCTGGTTCTTCTATGGATTATTTCTTAGGTCCTGATCCAAAGAAAACAAAATACTATAAAGATACTGTCAAGAAAAAGACAAAGAAAGAAGAGTATGTAAGTGAAAAGAAAATGGTCAAAGTTAAACTTAAAGATCCATCAAAGATCAAAGTTAAAGTAACTGATATAGGAGCAGGTGGAAAAGAATATGTAAGAAAAAATGAGATGGATGAAGGAACATCTTATGGTATCTACAAGGGAACTGGTAAACCATCAGGTGCTATGGCAGCATACCTTAAAAATAAGAAAAAGAAAGACAAAGAAAAGAAACTAGTAAAGGCAGAAGAATACTTTGTAGGCACAGTAAGGGATACTAGATGGGATGAAGATCATCTAGATGAAGTTCTAGGTTATGCAGCACAAATAGCAGGTGGTATGGTTCGTGATGGTGTAAGAGGTCTGAGTAATCCAGATATAAAACCAGGGAAAGACACTGTAAAAAAGTTGAAGACTCAGGCAGCTGAGAAAAAACAAACTGGTGGTGGAGCAAGTGCTGTAAAGAGTCAGCAAGATGCTAAGAGACAAGCAGCTTTGAAAAAACAGAAAGATGATAGAAGAGACAGAGCAAAGAAGATACTAACTGCTGACAAAGCAGCAAAGAAAAAAGTAAAGCAGAGTGATACTGGTCAGTCTCTAAGAGATGGTGAAGCAGGTGGTGCACCTAACGCTAAACCAATGACTGCAGAGCAGGTGAAGAGAGATGAGTACGGTGATCCAATAGGAGGTCCTAAAATTTCTAAGAAACAACTTAAGAGAAATCTTGCAAGAAATGAAAAGGATGAGAAGATTGTAAGAAGTGAACAAATGGATCCTAAACCTGTAGCAGGTGGTGACAAACCAATGACTAAGGGACAGGAGAAACAGATAGAAGGTAAAAAGAAGCAACAGAATATGATTAAGAAACAAATTCTTATGAAAAAACTAATGGCAGTGAGAGCAGGAGCAGATGGTGTAGCCTCCTAAATAGGAGCATGGAATTAGATTATGAAAATCCCTGGTTATATCAAGGCACAGCTTTCACTTCTGACGATATTGACGGTAAGTTCGGTTTCGTCTACAGGATTACTAATATACAAACAGGTAAACAATACATCGGTAGAAAATACTTCGTACAGAAAAGAAAACCTAAAGGTGGAAAGAGAAAAGTTACATCAGAATCCGATTGGAAGAAGTACTATGGGTCTTGTCCAGAATTAAAAGAAGATATAAAAAAATTTGGTAAGAATATTTTTAAACGAGAGATCTTATCTCTTCATACATCAGTAGGAAAAACAAATTTTGAGGAGACTAGGCAACTGTTCCTTCATAATGTCCTGACAGAAAAGTTGACAGATGATACCCCTGCCTATTATAATAGTAACATACTAGGTAGATACTACCGCAAAGATTATTTTAATGAAGATTTTTCTTGATACTGCTAACAGCAGTGAAATTATGCAAGGTCTGGAGACAGGTCTTATTGATGGGGTAACAACAAACCCAACTCTCATATTGAAAAATGGTGAAGATGTAGAGACAGTCTATGGTAACCTAATCAGTATGGGTGTACCAGATCTAAGTATGGAGATCGTAACTGATGATGTAGGAATATTTGTATCAGAAGGTCAAAGACTAAAAGAAAAGTATGGTGATGCAACTACAATTAAAGTTCCTTGTACACCTGCAGGATTAAAAGCATGTAAGATTTTAAATCAGTCAGGTATCAAGGTCAATGTAACTCTTATATTCTCAGCAGCACAGGCAATACTTTCAGCAAAGGCAGGAGCGACATACATCTCACCATTCGTAGGTAGAGTAGATGACAATTCATTTGATGGTATAGG